AACACGCGATGCCGCCCCACTGTTACTTTAAGTTTGCCGTGGCGGGTACTTATTACATCACCATCAACTACTCGTAACCAATGACTCAGGCTCAATCACGAATGATTGGGGACATTGTGCTGGGAACAGCCGCCGGAGAAGTCCCTATCCTGGACGGCAGCGGAAAGCTCCCCAGTGCTGTAGTCCCCACTCCCGTTGCAAATGCCAACGGCCTTCAAAGTATGCAGGTGTTTACTTCGTCGGGAACTTGGACGAAACCTGCTGGCATTTCCAAAGTCAAGGTCACCGTTGTTGGTGGCGGCGGTGGAGGCGGTGGTGGCACTAACGACCAGCTTGCTGGCGGTGGCGGTGGTGGCGGTGGTGCAGCCATTGAGATTATTGATGTCACTAGCATCACCTCTGAAACCGTCACGGTAGGCGCTGGAGGCGCTGGTGGGGCTTCTGGCTCTGGCGGCGGCGATGGCACTGCTGGCTCTACTGGCGGCACTACCAGCTTTGGTAGCCACTGCTCTGCCACGGGAGGCAGCGGTGGCGGCGGTCACGATGCGGCCCCGAACGCAGCCGGAGTTGGCGCTGGTGGTGGCGTAGGCTCTAACGGCGACCTCAACTTCACTGGTGGAGCTGGAGGTAACGGTGTCGCAAGCGACGGCAGTGGGGGTGACTCCACTTCTGGTCAAGGCGGAGCGTCGTTCCTTGGCGGTGGTGGCGCGTCTGTCATGGCCGACACCGATGGCAACGCTGGTGGTAACTATGGTGGCGGTGGCTCTGGCGCTCGTCACACGGGGACCACGGGTGGTGCTGGTGCTGGTGGCTGCGTTATTGTCGAGGAATACAAGTAACAAGTGGACGCTCGACAATGGAAGACCGAGAAATCTTGTTGGCTTTGGGCCGCTTAGAAGGCAAAGTCGATGCACTTATTGCAGCTTCTAAGGTCCACTCCGAGAATCTAACGGCCCACGACCAGCGCATTAGGGCGTTGGAATCTAGTAAATCGCTAATGCTTGGGGCTTGCAGTCTACTGGGGGCAGCAACTAGCTGGGTCGTAACTTACCTATCCCGATGAGGCGTTATCTTCTTCTCGCCGCTACGGCCACGCTGTTTAGTTGCTCTCTGCTCCCAGATGGGGGCTTTTTTGGAGGCTCAAACGACCCAAAAGAACCAGCCCCCACGACAGCAGTGGGGGAAGTTCTGAACGAAACGACGGACCTGTTGGTGGAGTTCAGGTGGTGGATGCTGCTGGCGATTCTGTTCTTCCCTCAGGCGAGGACGGCAGTATCGACCTTTATCCAGACCGTGTTCTCGGCCCTGACCGTGCCGTTTCAGATGGTCCGAGAGTGGCACAAAGCCAAAATGAAGAGCTAAACGCTCCTCTTTGGGCCGTTTTATATGTTACGGTCGGGCCGATGGTACTGCTGATTCTGGCTGTTAACGCTCGTCGTAAACGACGCAGTACGCTCTAGCAAAACACACACCCCACTCAGGCCCGTGGTCAAGGATAGTAAAGCCGAACCCGTAGCACAGAGCGTGCGCCCACTCATGTATCAGGGTGTCTACCGCTCCGACCTCGTCAAGCTGGCTGCTGACCCTGATGTGGAAGAACTCACTTCCCTCTTTCCCCCGAAGCTCGCAACTCCCGTGTTCATTGGGGTTCTTAGGCCGAGTTACCCTGATTGGGTAGGGTAGGGGGCAACCAAATTGCAGCTTTTTTATGCACTGCTTAAAGTAAGAATCAGCCATGAATGAGAAAACTCAAAAACTCCTTGCCAATCTACACGAAATCGTGTGCGAGGAACTCCTGAACCGCATCATTTCTGACGAGGCGACCACAGGAGACATTGTAGCGGCTATCCGTCTCCTCAAGGATAACGGCATTACTAGCACTCCAGAGGCGTCAGAACCTTTGCGTGACCTAGCGAAGTCGGTTCCTTTCCGTGTTGTAGAGGATATGCGAGAGGTGAACTAAGTGTCTCCTAAGCTGGCCCCAGAGCTACAGGACTTTAGGAACTTCCTCTGGCTTGTATGGGAGCATTTGGGGCTACCAGACCCCACCCCAGTTCAATACGACATCTCTGAGTACCTACAGCACGGTCCCAAGCGCCGCATTATCTGCGCTTTCCGTGGAGTAGGGAAGTCTTACGCCACCTCTGCATACGCCTGTTGGCGTCTGTTGCTGGAACCAGACGACAAGATTCTGGTTGTCTCGGCCTCCAAGGAGCGGTCAGACGCTTTCTCGGTGTTCACCAAGCGTCTCATTTGGGAGATGCCTGTGTTGCAGCACCTGAAGCCAACAGAGGACCAGAGGACATCTAATGTGGCCTTTGATGTCGGGCCAGCTAAAGCGGCACACTCTCCGTCCGTGAAATCGGTGGGCATCACGGGTCAGATGACTGGCTCCCGTGCTAACATCATCATCGCGGATGACATCGAAACGCCTTCTAACAGCGAAACACAGCTTAAAAGAGATAAGATTTCCGAGTTAGTTAAGGAGTTCGATTCCATCCTAATCCCAGGTGGCGAAGCGATTTACCTGGGGACTCCTCAAATCGAAGCGTCTCTCTACAACGCTTTGACAGAGCGGGGATACCAGAAGCGCGTTTGGCCTTCTCTATTCCCCTCTCCTGCCCAAGCGGACAAGTACGCTGGGACTTTGGCTCCGTACATTGAGGAGAAGCTAGAGGAAGACCCCGACCTTGTTGGGAAGTCCACAGACCCCATCAGGTTCTCTGATGATGACCTATTGGAGCGCCAGTTGTCCTATGGTCGCACAGGGTTTGCCCTACAGTTCCAGCTAGACACCAGCCTGAGTGATGCCGATAGGTATCCCCTGAAGCTGTCTGACTTGGTGGTCATGGACCTGGACCCAGAGAAAGCTCCTGAGAAGGTCATCTGGTGTAACGACCCAGCCAAAGAGCTACGAGATGTCCCCAATGTGGGACTGACGGGTGACCGTATGTACCGCCCCTATGACACCGAAGGTGGATGGGCCAAGTACGACGGCATCGTCATGTCCATTGACCCCTCTGGTCGAGGACGAGATGAGACGGCATATGCAGTCGTTGCCATCCTGTCGGGAACACTGTTTGTGTTGGACTGTGGGGGCTTTGATGGTGGCTTCGCCCCAGAGGTGCTTAGGAAGCTCGCTGAGAAGTCCAAGCAGTACAAGGTGAATGAGGTCATAGTCGAGTCCAACATGGGCGCAGGAGCCTTTACAGAGCTTCTGAAGCCACATTACCGTGAGGTCTACCCTGTGACCATCTCAGAGGTCTGGCACAGCAAGTCCAAAGAGGCCCGAATCCTGGACACCCTGGAGCCAGCATGGTCAAACCACAAGCTGATTATGGATGCCTCAATGGTCAGACGGGATTACGACAGTACCGCCCACCTGCCACCTGAGAAAGCCCAAGCGTACCGCCTGATGTACCAAGCTACCCGTATCCAAAGGGTCAAAGGTGCGCTGCAACAGGATGACCGCTTGGATGCCCTGTCGATGGCTGTCGGTTACTGGGTGGAACAAACGGGTATTACGGTGGACGAAGGGATGGCTAAGAGGAAAGAAGAAGCCCTGGCAAAGGAACTGGAAGCCTTTGAAACCCACGCCTTCGGAACGACACCACAAAGAGATGGGTCTAACTGGCTGAAGCAAGGGCTGGGTTAGACAGCCTTTCCCTGAGAGCCACAGAAAGGGGCCGTGTAGGCCCGATAAGCCAAAAACCCTGTTCCCTATAGGGTGACCTGAAGAAGCCGTTAGGAGGGCTTAGGAGACGCCTGAGCGATAGACCCCCCCTTTGGGGACGACGCCCGTTAGGGAGACAGGATTGAGGGGGTTATCATCCCCGATATGGCGACACCCTAACTGCTTATCTGTAAGGGGTTTATAAAAAGTGGTCATATAGAGGTAAGGAAGAATCTGTATATAGATATACATAAAGTTTATATAAAGTAAACTTAAGACATGAATATCATGAATGATTATCATCTATATCATGAATGATTATCATGTATAAAGTTTGTATAAAGTAGACATAAAGTAAACTTTAGATGACTTTATATGGGGATTACCATCCCCTCATATGAAGATTCACTTATGGGTGACTGTAAGTGAACGACAGGATTACTTAAGGTGTAATGCTGTGTTTAAGGTTTCGTTCATTTTTTGGTGTGGTTAGGTCGGTTGCTCTACTCCTCCTCCCTGGGGTAACTGATTTATTCGGTAAGAGGGGTCGTGTTCTCTAGGCTCGGCCCCTTTTACTTTTGGTGAAGGCGTTTTTGTTGAAGATTTTTAAGCGGGTAAATATATAGCGCGGAGCGAACAACCCCCCCGATGGGGTCGGTCTTCCTGCGCGCATGATGCGCGGGCGCGAAATGCCCGACTATCCTTTAAATACCGAAAAATCGCCGTTCTTCGCTCGACTACCTCGGTCGTCGGGACGGCATCGGCCACAGTCCGCGCCACAGGCCGACGGGGGGACGACGCAAGCGCCTATAGCGTAGCGGCCTTGGCCTGTCAAGCCCTGGACTGACAATCCTGCGCGGCCCTGGTCCTGCCCTGGTCCTGCCCTGGTCCTGCCATGCGCGGCCCGGACCGGACAGCCGGAAAAGCGTGTAAAAGCATCCTCTCGTAAGTTTTCTAGCGCTTAGAAGCGACTGAGGCCACTCTCACGGATTATCGGGAGATTTTGCGATTATGGCCGATTCTTGGACCGATGATATCTCTGTGGGTCGAGAGGCCCCGCCGCGCAGGCGGCCCCGCTCATTGACAACCAGACGGCTCAGCACTCCCTGAGGGGACTCCACGGAGCTAGACGGTCGCCCCTAATCAAGGCGACTAGGCTAGGGCGAGAGCTAGAACCGACGATTCGCAGACACTCGCCGATAGGCGAGCCGCTACGGGCGGAAGCCCCTAGTGCTGCGAACTTGGAAGGGGGACTAGGTTACCTACCGTACTGCGGTAGCGCCTAGCCAACCGCTAGCTCAGACCCCTAGCCGAACAGCTAGGTGCGCCGACGGCAAGCGTTCACACGCTACCCTAGCTGCACTCACTAGCGGTGCAGCGATTCCCGTGAGGGAGAGAGGGAGACCGAGAGCGGCATACGGTAACTAGGCTGTGGCTTGGGGAGTGGGTAGCTCCACCTTCAAGGCGACGCACAGCCTAGGCTAGACAAGGCGAAACACCGCCAACGCACACGCACTAACAAGCAAGCTAACAACCTAGCTTAGGTTTTCCTTCCTGGCATCCTAACCAGGGACCATACTCCCGTAGGGGTAGGGTCGAGCGACAGTCTCAGCTTGAACCAGGCGCAACTCCTAGTCTTTAGCAGACGCGAGTGCATGACGGTGTCGATAGGAACCTTGGCATCCCTATCCTGATGAGCTAGCCAACCACACGCAACCCAACGCAACCACAAGCAACCATGCACAGCCACAACGAGATTCAAGAATCCATCCGAAACCAGCCCTACGCTTGGCCTGGAGGATACGAGCGACACGGCATCACGGATGACGGGGCGCTTCTCTGCTCCCGATGCATCCGCGAAGAGTACCGCCGCCTGTCGGAAGCGGACCCTGGCGACGGCTGGTATCTCGCCGCAGCAACTTGCGACGCAGAGTTCGACCATGGAACTTGCAGCCACTGCTACCGCGCAGTCGGAACTTCCGCCGAAGACGAGTAGACAACCCAACGCAACCCAACCCAACCCAACCCAACGCAACCACAATGGAACGCTTCGAACCATACCTTGCCGTCGATAGCCATCACGGTATCTACGGTCCTCAAACCTTCGCCGCGCGATTCAACCGAGAGAACATCAGCGTAGACGACTGGCAAACCCTGCTCGACGGTCCCGACTCCGATAACTACTGGGAAGTCTGGGAAGATGTCGTCCTCTCTTGGAATAAGGAGGGACTCAGCATCCTCGAGTCGGACGGCGATATCTGGCTAATCGATACCGACACTCCGCTAGAGGAGTGGGAGTATCTGCTCTAACCACACCCAACCACACGCAACCACACACAACCACACCCAACCACAACCTAGAACGCACAAATGAAACTCTCAATTACCTACAACACCGCTACGCCGGAATCGGCGGAACACGGCGAATATGCCGACTCCGGCTTTCTCCTGGAGGATGAGGCCGTAGACCCCGAAGCTATCGCGGAGCATGGAATCGCGGAAGCCGTGGATTCCCTGGTATCGTCAGCTATCGGCTACTGGGGTTGCAAAGGATGCTTTGAAAATGCAGGCTCCTGGCTGACCAGTATCGAAGCAAGCGAAGACTACATGACTGGAGAATCGACCGTGTACGACATCCATCTTGAGGGATTCTCCGAGGAGGATGAAGAAGCCGTGTTTGCTCACTTCACTAACCGCGCCTAGGCTCCACACAACCACACCCAACCACACGCAACCACACGCAACCACACGCAACCACACGCAACCACACGCAACCATGACCATCGTTCAAACCATCACCTCTTACGGATTTATCGACGCCTTCCACCACATGGGGCGCAGCAACCACTTTAGCTACGCTGGATTCCAAGCCCTGTACGACTGGCTGGAGGAGTACAGCGAAGACACGGGGGAACCCTACGAGCTTGATGTCATCGGGCTGTGCTGCGACTTCGCCGAGTACGACAGCCTGGAGGAAATCCAGCAGGATTACCCCGACATCGACAGCCTGGAAACCTTGCGGGAACACACTGTAGTTCTTGAGTTCACTGGCGGTCTAATCATCGGCAGCTTCTAGTTCACCAACCACAACCAACCACACACAACCATGACCACCTACAAAGAATCCCGTGCCGCAATCCTGGCGGCCCTTCCTTCCCACGGATGGACCGTGGAAACCCGAAACAGCCACAATAACAGGCCGCTAAAAGTGCCTCACGCTAGCCAAGGCGGCATCCGGCTTTACTTCAAAGCACAAGCGATTTATCTGTCTCGGTTCGCTCCGCACTCGCTGAACACGGCGGAGTCCCTGACCGATTCAAACAAAAACTACATGGGCCGAGAAGCCGACCTGACTGAAGCGGCATTCAAACAGGCTGGCTGGTAGATAACACCACACGCAACCACACGCA